TGTGGCTGGAGAAGACTTATGGTTTGGACAAAAGTGAGTGAGTGTGTGAGCTGCCGTCACAGTCATCATGCTGGGCAGATTGGGTATGAGACGGGAGAGGTGCGGATGTTGTTGATGTGCAGGTTGCATCAGCGATGGGCTGAGGAACGATGTTCGAAGTATGAGTATGAGCCAGGGACAGACGCTGATGAAGTTTGACTTAGATAAGTTCAATCGGTTTTGCCGTGAGTTAACGGTAGAGACAAAAGAGATGGGGATGCAGAAGTTAGGCACCAAGCTCTTGGGAACACAGACCTATGTGATGCAAGAGATTGCCAAGGGTTTGGAAGAGGACAAACACTTCTTTGTGATTCTTAAAGGCAGGCAGTTAGGAATTACAACCATTTCACTGGCATTAGACCTTTACTGGCACTTTTTACACCCTGGGTTTCAGGGGACGTTGACAACGGATACGGAAGAGAACAGGGATCAGTTCAGAACGACATTAGCGATGTACATGGATGGGTTACCCCCTGAGTACAAGATTCCGTTGATGAGTCATAACAGAAATCAATTGGTTTTGAAGAATCGGTCAAGATTGTTTTATCAGGTAGCCGGTTTGCGAAGCAAAGGGTCACTAGGGCGTGGTAAGGCGATTACGTATTTGCATGGCACAGAGACATCATCATGGGGTGATGANNGAAGGATTGGCATCGTTACTGGCTTCGCTTGCCGAGCGTAATCCTGCAAGGCTTTATTTGTTTGAGAGTACCGCCCGTGGGTTCAATATGTTTCATGACATGTACATCACGGCTAAGAGGGCTAAGACTCAACATGCAATCTTTTGCGGATGGTGGCGCAATGAGTTGTATCAGGTTGAAGCGACCAATCCGATTTACAAAGTCTATTGGGATGGCAAGTTAAGTCCTGAAGAAAAGGATTGGACAAAAGAGATTAGAAAGCTCTATCAGGTTGAGATCAATACGAGGCAGATTGCTTGGTGGCGATGGAAGATGGCTGAAGGCATTAAAGATGAAGCCTTGATGTATCAGGAGTTTCCTCCGACTGAAGACTATGCTTTTGTGATGACGGGTACATCGTTCTTTTCAACGAGTCGTTGTACTGATGCCATGAAGGTGGCAAAGAAAACCAATGTGGACAGTTACCGCTTTGACATTGGTCAATACTTTGAAGACACAACGCTCATGCGTTCTACTGAACGTTTGGCAACCGTTAAGGTTTGGGAAGAACCCAAGGCAGAAGGCTATTACGTGATTGGTGCTGATCCAGCCTATGGGTCATCGGATTGGGCAGATCGCTTTTGTTTACAGGTCTATCGTTGCTATGCAGATGGCTTAGATCAGGTTGCAGAGTTTGCAACGTCTGAACTCAACACCTATCAGTTTGCATGGATCATTTGTTACTTTGCTGGCGCATATAGGAACTCAACCTTAAACCTGGAAGTCAATGGGCCAGGGCAGGCGGTGATCAATGAGATTAAGAATCTCAAGCGTCAGGCAGCAACCCTGCCAGAAAAGTATGGGACAGGGTTATTTGCAGTGCTCTCTAACATGCAGCACTACCTGTGGCGGCGTAATGACTCGATGGGTGGCTTGTCTAATTCAATTGGGTATATGACAACCGCAGCAACTAAAGAGCGCATGATGGCTTACTTCAAGGATTATTTTGAACGTGGCATGATGGGTGTGTACTCTGAAGAAACCATTGAAGAAATGAAGTCCATTGTCAGAGATGGCTCAAGCATTGCAGCCTATGGGCGCAATAAAGATGATCGGGTGATGGCAACAGCGTTAGCCTGTGTGGCTTATGCAGAGCAAGTGCAACCAAGATTGTTGGCTGCTCGCGTGACACGCAAGGTTGCCGCACTGCAAGCAGGAACCCCGCCTGAGTCACAAGTCGTTGGCAGGCAGATCAATAACTATTTGCAGTACCTTGGAATCAAGCAAGGTGCAAACTAATCCGTACACCAAAGAAGCGCTTAAACGCATCATGAAGCGTTTTCTTGATGACCCTAACCGTGGTATCTCAATGGCACGGTTTGCTGAACTTGCTGGCATATCGCTTTACACGCTAAGGGATGTCTTTCTTTACGAAACCGTGCCTTTAAGTGCTTATGTGCAACACCGTGTTGGTAAGGCTTACGAGCATGTAAGAAAAGGTGAAGTGCGTGTTATGGCTAAGGGCAACAAACGCTATGTTGAATACCGCAAAGAACCGCAACCCAAGTTAAAACGTAACACCCAGTTGGTACTCACTGCTGACGGTTTTCAAATCAAAACAGGGGTACAGCTCAAAGGTGACTACACCCAACCAACGCTTGAAGAACAAATAAGGAGTCGCTATGGCCGTCGTTCATGATTACAAATGTCCAGCACACGGATTCTTTGAAAGCAATCAACCTGTATGTCCTCACGGCTGTGATGATGTGCAACTGGTGTTCTTGCAACCCGTTGGGTTGAAATCTGATAGCACCAAACACGCTGATACCACCATGCGTCAATTGGCTAAGGATTACAGCATGGGTGATATTAAGTCGGTGCGTGAAGGTGAGGCGCAGCCTCATGCTTTATTGAACAACAAACAAGCAGCCCGTGAAGACCATCCTTTTGCGTTAAAGTGGGGTAATCCCACAGAGATTGGCGGCTTTAACTTAAATTCAGTTAAAGGTGAACAGGTGCAGGGACTTGCAAGCATGAGAGAATCGGGTGTATCGTTGCCCAAATTGCGTCCTTCCACGGTCATTAGAGATCACGAGAATTTACAAGTCAAAACCTGATGCGTATACCTGACAATCCGATTGAGCGTGAGTTTTTCTACAATGACATTGCCAATAAGTGCATGGTCAGTTTGGATGAACGTAAGGCTGACTATCAGACGTTGCGCTCTTTCTACTTGTTTGGTTCTGGGCCAGACGAAGCCCCTGCACATTTCAACAAAATATTCCCGCACATTGATCAGCTTGCCAGCTTTCTTTACTCAGCAGAAACCACACGGTTTTCCATCACCCTAGGTGCCTCAGTCAACCGCGAAGAGCAGGCCAAAGTCCCTGTACTCACGCAAGCACTCAATGATGAGTGGATTAACAGCAACGCTGATCAAATCTTTTCTCAAGCCTTGTCATGGTCATTGTGTTTCAACTCCATGTTCATCAAACTGGTCTACAACAAAGGCATTCATCCTTATGTTGTTGAGCCAGGAACCGTGGGTGTCTTGCGTGAAGACAGTGCGCACACGGATCGGCAAGAAGCCATTTGCCAGTGGTATTACATCACTAAGAGCGAACTCTACAATCGGCTCTACAAGCATCCAAAGCGTGAAGAAATTGTTAGGCGTGTGAATGCGACAGAAAAGTCTTCACAAGAAATGCCACAAGGTGTTGAGCGACTCATCATGTCGCAAGTCAACCCAACCATGTACGGTAATGTCAATTTAGACTTGGGTGGCGTGTCGCGTTACAGGGCAAGGGTGGCTGAAGACCTTGTCGAGATGAAAGAACTCTACATTTGGAATGATGATATTGATGACTATCAGTTTGTCACCATTGCATCTCCAGATGTCGTCATTTATGACCGTGAAATAGCAAGTGTGTATCTAAAAGGTGAGGTGCCGCTCATCCAAGTCTGCCCGAACCCACAGTATGACTACTACTGGGGAATCTCTGAGGTCAGTCGGTTGATTTACTTGCAGCAAATGCGCAATAAGCGCATGAGTGAGATTCTTGATTTGCTTAATAAGCAAGTAAGTCCACCAACAGCCTTGGTAGGCTTTATGGGCATACCGGATGAAAAGAACTTTGCATTAAACCGTGCTGGCGGCTTGCTTTACACCGACTCGCCCAATGCGAAGGTTGAGCAACTTGCACCGCAAATCCCCAATGACTTATTTCGTGAGATTGACCAGATTGACAGCATGTTTGCAGAAGCCTCTGGCATTGTTTCTGTCTTGCAGGGCCGCGGTGAGTCTGGTGTGCGATCAGCAGGTCATGCCTCTCAGTTGGCTCGCATGGGTGCGTCCCGTGCCAAGCGAAGGGCTTTAGTGGTTGAAGATGCCCTTGAGAAAGTAGCAACGATGTATCTCAAGCTCATGCGCAGATATGAAGATCGTAGTTACAAAGACATTAACAACATGCCTTTTATTGCCGAGCAATTTAGCAATGATTTTGTAGTGAAAGTAGATGCGCATAGTAATTCTCCGATCTTTATGGAAGATACGCGCCAGTTGGCCTTCAATCTTTTCAAAGCACAAGCCATTTCAAAAGAGCGTTTAATTGATTTGCTTGAGCCACCCATGAAACAATTGCTCAAAGATGATTTGAAAAAGCAAGAGGCTAATGCTGCACAGCAGCAACAAGCACAAGCGCCTTCCCAGGTTCCTACGCCCCAGAGTTCTGCTGGCCCTGCCAATATGCCACTCAAACAGGTGAAGTAATGCAAAAAGAAGCCTATCGAACAGCGGGTGATCAACCCAGAATGACTAAAGACTTAATGAAACAAACGAATCGCCCCCCTTCATTGCAATACAATCGCGATGCAATACAAGGTAAAGTGCGATCTAGTGGCACTCGACAATCCTCACGTTAAAGGAATATGCTATGTACGCACGTAAGATGAAGCGTTCCCGCAAGACCCGTCGTTAATCCCATCCTTAGCGACAAACGGGTATGGCTGCTTGCCCGATGAACTAAGTGGCCGCGCCTTGATAGGAGAAAAATCATGGCACGCAAAGGACGTAAAGGCCGTCGGAAGTAATTCCGCTCTCTCCAGGGGGAGGGAGTCAAAACTATCCCCCACCGATTTAACTTGAATGAGCATAAGCAATGAGTGTCCCAGCAGACAAACTGATGGAAATGATTCGTAGCGATCAGGCTAAAGGCCAGATGCCCGAAGACGACACGACGAAACCTGCGTTGTCGGGCGCTGAAACGCCGCCGATGGCTTCGCCCATGCTCACGCCTGAAGACAAGAAAGGCGACCAAGCCAGTGCAAAGATCAATGTGCAAATGGCAATGGACTTGATGCAGCAGGCATTACCTGCTTTTGGTTCTGAATCTGAAGAAGGCAAAAGGATTCTTCAGGTGTTAGGAAGTCTCGCAAGGGTCTTTGGTGAAACAGAAGCCAAGACCAAGGAATTGATTCCTGCCGAGATTATTCAGATGATTCAATCGCTGCCGCAAGCTGGCGGTGCATCTCCAGAGATGCGAGCTATTGCCAAAGCACCTATTGGGGGTACACAATCCCCTCCCATTCCGATCTAGGAGTAAGTCATGACTGATTTATTTAAGCCGAGAGGCGCACAAACCATTCGCCGTCCTCTGGACAACAAGAAAGAGAACGGCCAGATTGTTAACCCATACCGTTACTCGGATTTTGGCGGCTTAAGTTCTGCCGCCAAGGCAGGGTCAAAGAACAAAATGACCTTGAGCAATCCTGGTGATACCAAAAAAGTGATCTAAAGACAAAGGGGCTAAGTCATGTCACTTGAAAACCTATCTGATGGCGAGATTCGAGAGTTGGCACTCCTTGCTAAGGAGTTGCACGACAATCCAGATACACGCCGTGACGCGCTGCGTTTGACGAAAAAAATCCGGCAAGATTTGCCGATTCCTGAGTTGGACTTGCAAGATACGGTTGAAAAGACTCGCGTTCAGATGCAATCAAAGATTGATGCCCTTGAAGCTAAGTTGCGAGAAAACGACGCTCGCAAGACGTTGGAAGAAAGGCGCAATGCTTTGAGGTCAAAAGGTAAAGTATCGTCTGATGACGAGATTAAAGAAGTTGAGAAGTTAATGGTTGAAAAGAAAATTGCCGACCATGAAACGGCTGCTGACTACTTTAATTGGATGAAACAAGCCGAAGTTGATAAGCCTACCCCGATCTTTCAAGGATCGCCTGTGCTTAATAACTTTGATTTGAAGAACTACTTTAAGAACCCGCAGAATGCTGCGCGGGAGAATGCAATGCAAGCCTTGAATGAGCTTCGAAGTCCGAGGCGACCAATAGGTTTGTGATGTACAACTAGGGGCTAGTTTTTTAGAAGGATTCAATCATGCCTATTGGTGGCGGTATTATCCCAGCAACGGGTACGAGTCAGTATAACGAACTGACATACGTCACCCGTAGGGCGTTCATTCCTAAACTGATCGTCCAGCTTTACAACTCAACCCCTTTGTTGGCGGCACTGCTTGCTAACAGCCAGACAGCCTCTGGTGGTGTTTCCTCAGTTACTGTTCCTGTGCAAGGTTCACAATTTGTGAATGCCCAGTGGTCAGATTACTCAGGTTCGTTTGCCCAGCCCTCCGTGCAGCAAGGCGCATGGAATGCTGAGTGGAATCTGAAACTGATGATTGCACCAGTTCCTTTCCTCGGTATGGAAGGTGCAGTACAGCAAGACTACGCTGTGATTCCTTTGATTGAGG